GAAGCTGGCGTAGATGCAGCAAGGAGGTCTTACTGATGGCAACCTATACAACCAAACAGGGCGATATGTGGGATGCCATTGCGTACACCCAGTTGGGAAGCGTGTCCTACACCGATAAGCTGATGAACCTGAATCAGCAATACCGGGAGTATTACACATTCCCCGCTGGCGTTGTACTGCAACTCCCGGAGATCTCTTCCGATCTTGTTTCTACAATGCCCCCTTGGAAGCAGGTGACTGGATGAGTAACCCTGAACTTGCCCGGAGGGCAACTGCGCAGGTTTCCTTCGATGGCGTTGACATTACCAAGTCGATCACCCCGTACCTTCTTTCGCTGACCTATACGGACAGCGAGGAAAACGAGGCTGACGATTTGCAGATCAAGGTACAAGACCGGGAATCTGTATGGCTGACCTCCTGGCTCAATCAAGTTATCGATGCAGCTGCTACTGCAACGAGTGCTTCCAATTCGTCCGCAGGCTCTCCCTATAAGGTGAACGCAAAAAGCGGCTTAAACATTCGTTCCGGTCCTGGTACCAACTACTCACGATACGGCGCTTTGTCGTACGGAACTGTGGTGTCGATTACCGGGTCCACCGGTAACTGGTCGATCTTCACCTACAACGGGAAGACGGCGTACCTCTATTCGGATTACCTAACGGCGGTTGCAACGAACTCCAATTCGATGCCGACCGTTCGTTTTGGCAGCTCCGGAACGAATGTCAAAACAATGCAGCAGTATTTGGTAGATCTCGGCTATTCGTTGCCCCGCTTTGGTGTTGACGGATATTTCGGAAGTGAAACCAGATCTGCTGTAACTGCATTCCAGGCGGCAAACGGACTGTCGCAAGACGGCGTCTGCGGTCCGCTGACGTGGGCGGCATTACTGGGGGCGATCAATTCCGGATATTCCTCTCAGCAATCGACCGAAAGGTTGGGGCTGAGTATAAGCGCCGTGATTGCTTTACAGAATGCCAACGGCGACGGCAAGGACAGCCTTTTGGAGTGTGGACAATTTGAACTGGATAGTGTAGATGCCTCCGGCCCACCCTCGGTTATCACGATCAAAGCCACTGCGTTGCCTTACACTTCGCAGATCCGGCAGACCAAGAAAACGAAGGCGTGGGAATCGTATCACCTATCCGGCATTGCCAACGAAATGGCAAATGCCAACGGCATGAGCTGTATGTATCTGTCAAATACAGATCCGTTTTACAGGCGTGTTGAGCAGTATGCGACCAGCGACATATCGTTCTTGCAGACCTTATGCAGATCTGCCGGCCTGTCACTGAAAGCAACGAACAACATCATCGTTCTGTATGATCAGGCTACCTATGAGAGCAAGGCTACCGTCTTAACGATCACAAAGGGCGATAAGTCATACACCAAATGGAAGGTCGGCACCTCGGAAGCGGATAAGCACTACACCTCCTGCCGTGTGCGGTGGACAACCGGCACAGGTAAACTGATTGAAGGCATGGCGAAGGTCGAGGATTACAAAGCAGATTCCAAGACCAATCAACAGTTGGAGATCCAGGCAAAGGTGTCCAGTGTAGCAGAGGCAAACGCACTTGCAGCAAAAATGCTGCGGATGCATAACAAATACCAAAAAACCGCCACATTCACAATGCCGGGCAACCCGGCTCTCGTAGCCGGTGTAACTGTGCATCTTGTGGGATGGGGCGGTTGGAGTGGTAAGTATATCATTTCCGAGGCAAAGCACACGATCAGCGGTTCGTATACGACGCAGATCAGATTACGAAAGGTATTGGAGGGATATTGATGGATAGCGAACTGAGCCGAATTATTCAAGTTGGTACTGTAACGGCGCTTGACGTTGGCGCACACAAGGTGCGTGTTAAGTTCCAGCATACAGGGCTGACATCTGACTGGCTTCCTGTGCTCAGGAATGCACCGTCTGTGTCCTGCAATACGGCGGGTAGCCACACCCACACCGGATCAGTTTCGGTATCGTCTGCGGATGGACACTCCCACGGCGCTTCTGTTTCCGTCGATAATGCTGACGGGCACAAGCACTCTATTTCCGTTTCGGCGTGGATGCCCTCGATTAACGATACCGTTCTCGTTGTGTACCTACCCGTGTTTAACAGCGACGGTTTTGTGATTGGAGGGATATAGAATGGCTTCTATTGGCTGCTTAGGCGACATCCCGTTTAAGGTATCTTCCTCCACCGTGCAGACGATCTCAAACGGAAAGCTATCCGGCTCTGCAAAATATGCCACGCACCAGCGGCACGCCGGTGATGCGCTGACAGAGTTTGTAGGGAACAATCCGGATAAATTTCAGTTTGATATGGTGCTGTCCGCTTTTCTTGGCGTCAATCCAATGCAGATGGTTGATAAGTTAAACCGATATATGCGAGAAGGTAGAACCCTGCCGCTTGTGATCGGTGATCTTACCATCGGCAGATACCGCTGGACAATTACCGGCGTAAACACAAAGCTGCAGAACACGGACGGAAACGGCAACATAATCGGCGTAACCGCTTCGGTTACATTGCAGGAATACCTGAGATCGTGAGGTGTGTATGAGTTACAAAGTATCTCCCCAAGACCTCGGTGCGCTGAAACTGAACGAAACCGATTATGTGCGTTCTGCGCTGCAGAATGTAGCAATTGTGTTGAGTACCTGGCAGGGCACCGTGCCGTTATACCGGGAGTTTGGAATTTCCTCTGCTTCGTTGCACAAGCCTATGCCAGTGGCAAAGGCTATGCTGCGTGCCGGGATCCGGGAAGCGGTAGAGAAGTTTGAACCCCGTGTGGAGGTTGTCGATGTTACCTTTTCGGAGGGTATCGACGGCCTTACTCCTTCTGTGGAGGTGAATATCCTTGAGTAGAAATCCCGAATATCAATTTGTCAGCACGGACACCGACGCCCTTGTGGCAGAACTGGTGTCCGGATATGAAGAACTCACCAAAACTACGGTTCGCCCCGCAAGCCCGGAAAAACTGTTTATCCAGTGGGTTGCCAACATCATCCTACAGGAACGAGTTTGGAACAACTATACCGGCAATCAGAACATTCCGAGCCGTGCATCCGGAAGCGATCTCGATAGTTTGGGTGAGCTTTTCTATGAAACTGTGCGCCCGGCCGCACAGCCTGCGGTGTGTACGATGCGCTTTGAAATCTCGGAGCCGCAGAACACCGCCATTCTTATTCCGGCAGGCACAAGAGTAACCGATAACAGCGGCGAGATCGTGTGGCTGACGGAACAGGATGTGTATGTGAACATTGGATCCACCTACGCCGATGTGCAGGTCCGATGCGAAACGCCCGGCGTGATCGGCAACGGCTACGCCATTGGACAGATCAACACGATCATTGACGTGTTTGATTACTATGCCAGCTGTTCCAACATCACCGTGAGCGACGACGGCGCAGACGAAGCAACCGACGAGGAATATTACGAGCTGATGCGCACAAGTATGGACGGATATTCCAGCGCCGGTGCCCGTGGCGCATATGTCTATATTGCCAAGAAGGTCAGCACGGAGATCGCTGATGTGCTACCTAATCGACCGGCTCCCGGCTGTGTGAATATCTATGTGCTGATGGACGATGGTACCTTGGCCACAGAGGAGGTTAAGAACGCCGTTGCAGAAGCTTGTAGCGACGAAACCGCACGCCCCCTTACAGACTTTGTGGCTGTTGCTGATGCAGAGCTGGTACCGTACAATATCTCGCTGACATACTACATTCAGCGGGGCACATCCAAAAGTGCGGTTGAGATCGAAGCCGATGTCAACAAAGCTGTGCAGGAATATATCTCCTGGCAGTGTTCCAAATTCGGTAGAGATATTGTCCCGGACAAACTGCGTGAGTACTTATACGAAGCCGGCATTAAGCGCATTGTGCTTAACGAGCCGGCTTTTACTGTGCTCCGTGATGGTCGTGACAATTCTGTACCACAGGTTGCAGCTGTTGCCGAGCTGAACATCATTAACGGAGGTTATGAGGATGAATAGCCATAATTTGTCTGCGAGTAACCTGCTGGCATCTTTGCCGGTGGTTCTCCAAAAGGATGAAAACTTGGCTGCCATCGCTTCCTCTGTTGCAAATCTCCTTGCGAAGCGCCGGGAGGAAATACGCAAGGTTGCGATCTACTCCCGCATTGACGATCTCCCGGAAGATCTCTTGGATATCCTTGCCTACGACTTCAAAGTGGATTGGTATAACCCCGATTATCCTATTGAAGCTAAACGGGCGTTGCTGAAAAACTGTTGGAGTGTCCACCGCCGTCTTGGTACGAAAGGTGCGATTGCTGCAGCTTTGTCGGACATCTATCCCGGATCCACCGTCGAGGAATGGTTTGAGTACGGCGGTGAGCCGTATTTCTTCCGGGTGGTCCTCGATGTTACCGATCAGTATATGGATATTTCCCAAGACGAGATCCTGCGTGCGATTGACATTTACAAGTCGCTCCGTTCGCAGATCGAAGAGGATGCGATTTATTACCGCAGCCGCAACACCTTCCGGATCCGCCTTAGTTCCGGCGCTGTGATCTACGGGGTGCGGCTCTGTGGCACTTACCCGGTTGTTGCAACTCAAGGCGACACCGAGGAAAGCAACCTTTCCGTAGAAACAGCCAGTGACGGTACCGCTTATCGTGTCAAGATGTGCGGTACCGCCCTGGGAAGTATTATTTAGGAGGTGTGTTCCTTATGCTTGCACCAGCAGCATTTAGCGATCTGCGCAGCTATATCAAACGCAGAATTGCCTTTGCAAAGTACCATACCGATGGGGTGGCAACCAAAACCAACCTCACCGATGTATCGATCCTGGCCGATGGCACTGTACGGGCTCAGCTGTCCATCATTCCGGGCGGTACGGTAACCGTAACCCGGGTAGAGCTTTACAACTCCAACGGAGATCTGTGGGCCTACCAAAACTGCAGTATCACAATTTCCACGGGACAGACCGGCATCCTGTACTGGTTCGACTTCTCCGTGGTGGAAGAGGAGGGATAGTCGATGTACAATCCTACACTATGGCTTGACCATGTAACCAACCCCAGCAGTGTGTTCAAGATCGTTGATAACGGCGACGGAACCTTTACCATCACGCCTGCCGGAACTGTCATGCAGCAGGGTACGCCGCAGGACCAGGCCCACTTCAATAAGATCGAGGCTGGCATTTTGGATGCGCATACCGCAGCTGCGCTGATCCTTAACTTTGCCCGTCAGCACGAATGGGAGGTTGAGACTGGCTCCGTTAGTCTTACCAACAACAAATCTTTCCCGTTCAACAGTTCCCAGACCTCGGTTGCTTTGAAAACACCCAAGGAAAGCGCAAACTACATTGTGCTGACCGAGATCGTGAACACCAACGGAAACCCCGGCGAGATCATGGTTTCGGACAAACTGCTTAACGGCTTCAAGATTGCCTTCACTGGCTCTGCTACCGCCGTTACTGTAAACTACACCGTAATAGGAGGCTTCATGAGATGACTGTTATCGAGAAAAACCCCGGTCAGAAGATCCCTTATGAGATCTACGGCAATAAGATTTGCTTTGACGATGATCTGACCATCAATCTGGAAAAGCGGGAGGAAGATTGGGATGTACATATCGACGTCTGCCATGACGCAGACGGCCATCTTGTGATCGGCGCAGCAGCCGGCCGCA